CTCTTCAATGGCACAGAGTATCTTTGCCCCGCTAGATGGCACGAAGGTGGAAATCACCTGCGTAGCCGGCGCATTCCGCGCCTGCCGATCCTGCGGGCACACGCTGGCCAAGGTCAGCACGAAGCCGGTCGGGATGCACGCGGGCACGCTCTACTGCGATGCCTGCGGGAACATGACCGCCTATCTCAGCCGCGATCATCTCAGCGCAATGCTGGCGCAGCGGAAGGGGGTGGCGTGATGACCGCCCTACCCGAACCCCCACAACGGACGGTAGATGCGATCATGGCCGCCATCGAGGCGGAGCATGCCGAACGGCCCGTCTATACCGGCTACGGCATCAGCGCGTCGGCGCTGGGCTCACCATGCGACCGCAAGCTATGGCTTGATCTTCGCTGGGCCAGTGCGCCGGAAGTTATGACCGGGCGCAAGCTGCGCATCTTCCAGCGCGGCAACGCGGCAGAGGATCGCATCATCGCGGACCTGCGCCGGGCTGGAATTGATGTAGAGGACGCGGACCCGGAGACCGGCAGGCAATGGCGGATATCCTTGGCAAGCGGTTGGTTGCGCGGCAGAGCCGATGGCATCGCCCGTGGCGTACCGGAGGCGCCGAAGGCCGCGCATGTAGTCGAGATAAAGTGCATCAAGGCCGCCGACTGGCGGGCAATCCAGAAGCACGGGCTGCGCGACAGGAAGCCCGAGCACTGGCACCAGTTGCACGCCGGCATGGCCGGGCTGGGCATCGGCCGAGGCCTCTACATCGCGGAGAACGCCGACACGATGGAGTTGCTTGCCGAGCGGCTGCATTTCGACGGCGAAGAAGCGGCCCGGCAGGAAGCTCGCGTCATGCGCGCCGTCGAGGATCACGAGCCGCCGCTCGGGATGCTGGGCGAGGCTACGACCGAGAAGAAGGCGGAGAAGATCGCCGCCACCCCCCCCTGCCGGTTTTGCGATCATCGTGCCGTCTGTTTCGAGGGCGCGTTCGCCCTGCGATCCTGCCGGACCTGCGCGCACTGGACGTTCGGAGAGGATGGCAACGGCCACTGCGAGCGGTTCGACGAGCCGCGAACGCCTGCCCGGCAGCGGGACGGCGCGGACTGCCCGGCGCATCTGTACTTGCCCGCGCTTGTGCCGGGCGAGCAAACAGACGCGGACCCGGAAGCCGAGACCGTCACCTACACCATGCGCGACGGGTCGACCTGGGTCGACGGCGCGAGAAAGGAGCACTGACCATGGACTACTTTACCATCATCACCGGCGCGACGGCGCTTATCCATAATGGCGGCGTTTACCGACAGACCGACCTCTACGCCCGCGGCAGCGCGATCTACGCAAGGATCGGCAACGGCTTCATCAGGCTTGGGATCGGAGGCGCAACCAGCGTGCCGCGTACCCGCTGGGCCGAATTCGACGCGGGTGAGACCGCGATCATCACCGAAAAACCGGGCTGCGCGCCCGCGCTGGAAAGTATGGGCGATGCGCGGGAGGATTGCGCATGATTTTCACCGTCGAAGCCGCGGCATTCCGCGCCGCGCTCAAGACCGCTGGCCGCGTGATCCCGCAGAAGTCGCCGTGGCCGATCCTGAGTAACATCAAGATCGTCGCCAACGACAGCAGCGTTACGCTGATCGGCTCCAACGGCGACTTGACTCTTGAGGCGAACATCGCGACACAGGTCGAAACCGAGGGTGTGGCGTTGATCCCTCACGCGCCGCTCGCCGCTTTCGTCTCGGCCACGAAGTCGGAAAGTGTCACGCTCAAGATGGAGGGCGAGGCGGTCAAGGTCTCCGCCGGGCGATCGCGCATCGCCCTTTCCGCCGCCAATGCGGCAGACTACCCGAACTATCGCCCGATCGATGATGCGCCCGTGCAGATGGACGCGGGCACGCTCGCGCGCGCTCTGCGGTTCTGCGTTGCGGCGGCGTCGACCGAGGAAACCCGCTACTACCTGCAAGGCGTCAACCTGTCGACGCGCGACGGGGTCGTAGAGGCGCACGGGACGGATGGCTACGGGCTGCACGTCGCGCAGTTACCGGATGCGCCCGATATCGGCAAGGGCGGCATCCTGCCGCGCGAGGCGGTGGCGCTGATCTGCGACGCGGCGGAGGGCATGGATACCGTCAGTCTCGCCATCTCCGAGCGCGGCTGGACGGCGTCCGTAGCCGGGCTGCGCATGTGGGGCAAGGTGATTGACGGGTCGTTCCCGGACGTGTGGCGCGTGATCGAGGGATTCGGCAGGGCCGATCCGTTCCTGACCGCCCCAGAGGACGATCTTGCCGCGGCGATCAGGGTGGCGACATGTGGCGCAGACGAGGTGCGCAAGAAAGGGCGCGGGCTCGTATTCATCGCGGAACCGGGTCAGCCGGTTGTGATCCGCGGCGGCAAGACCGCCTCGGGCGTCACGGCGGCAGGTCGGGCAGAGACCGCGGCCGAGGCCATCGGCAGCGCTCGGTTCATGCTTTCGTCTGACCTTCTGGCGCGAGCCCTGCCGGCGCTCAAGGGCGATGTCGCGTTGTCCGCGCTGGCGGAGGGCGCGCGGGTCGAGCCGATCCAGCAAGATGCGCATCTTAACCTGTCGGCGGTGCTCATGGGCATCCGGGCAAGCGCGGAGGAATTGCAGGATGTCTGATCAGACCTATCCCGACTTCCTCAAGGCCAAGGCCGCCATTGCACCGAAATACAACGGGCTCGACGTGCGCGCCGAAGACCTCAACCCCGCGCTCAAACCCCACACGCGCCTCATGGCGGCGTGGGGTATGAATGGGGGGCGGCGCGCATGGTTCGCAAACTTCGGCCTGCACAAGACCTCGACGCAGATCGAGGCGATGCGCGTCATCCTCGCCGCGCGACGGCAGCCCTGCCTCATCGTCGCGCCCCTCGGGGTGCGGCGGGAATTCTTCGCCGATGCACGCCGGTTCTTCACCGGCGACTTTGCGGTGGACCTGCGGTTCATCAAGTCGGATGCGGAAATCGACGGGCCCGCGGTCTACCTGACCAACTACGAAAGTGTGCGCGACGGCAAGATCAGCCCCGAGCAATTCGAGGCGGTCAGTCTGGATGAGGCCGCAATTCTGCGGGGCATGGGCGGCACCAAGACATTCCGTACGTTCATTCGCACGTTCGGGAACGTGCCGTTCCGGTTCGTCGCCACGGCAACGCCCAGCCCGAACGACTACATTGAGCTCCTGTCCTACGCGGGCTTCCTCGGTGTCATGGATATCGGCCAAGCCAAGACGCGGTTTTTCAAGCGCAACAGCGAGAAGGCCGACAAACTGACGATCATGGCCCACAAGGAGCGAGAGTTCTGGCTTTGGGTTGCGTCATGGGCGCTTTTCGTCACGAAACCTTCTGACCTCGACCTGTCATTCTCAGACGAAGGGTACATCCTGCCACCGCTGGACGTGCGCTGGCATGAAATCCCGATGGCGATTGACAAGCGGGTGACGCGCGAGAAGTCGGGGCAGTTTCGGCTTGTCGCCGACAACGCAGTGGACTTGTCCAGCGTCGCGGCCGAGAAGCGCGAAAGCCTGCCCGGGCGGCTGGCAAAGATGATGGAACTTCGTGCAGAAGACCCGGCGGCGCATCGCATCATCTGGCATGACCTCGAGGCGGAGCGGCACGCGCTGGAGCGGGCAATCCCGACCATAGCCACCGTCTACGGCTCGCAAGACCTGGAAGATCGCGAGCGGATCATCGGCGGCTTTGCCGATGGCGAGGTGGCCGAGATCGGCGCCAAGCCGATCATGCTGGGCAGCGGTACCAACCTGCAACGATTCTGCGCATGGTCGATTTTCCTCGGCATCGGCTTCAAGTTCAACGACTTCATTCAGGCTGTCCACCGTCTCCGGCGGTTCGGGCAGGGCAAGGGCAGGGTTCGGGTGGACCTGATCTACACCGAAGGCGAGCGCAACGTCCGCTCCGCCCTGGAGCGTAAATGGCAACAGCATAGCGAGATGGTGGCAAGAATGGTGGAAATCGTGCGCGAATACGGGCTGACCGAGATTGCGATGCAGAGGGAGCTTGTCCGCTCAATGGGGGTCAAGCGGATCGAGAGCCGCGGCGATGATTACCGCGTGATCAATAATGACTGCGTAGACGAGGTGCGCCGGATGGACGGTGGGTCGGTGCAACTCATCGTCACCAGCATTCCGTTCAGTACGCAATACGAATACAGCCCGAACTACGCCGACTTCGGCCACACCGATGACGATCAGCACTTCTGGAAGCAGATGGAGTACCTGATCCCCGGCCTTTTGCGCGTACTGGAGCCGGGGCGTGTGGCCGCAATCCATGTCAAGGATCGGATCATCCCCGGTGGCATTAATGGCTACGGCTTCCAGACGCTTTCGACTTTGCACATGGATTGCGTGATGGAGTTCAAGCGGCACGGCTTCGCATACCTCGGCATGAAGACCATCGTGACAGACGTTGTTCGCGAGAACAATCAGACCTACCGCCTCGGATGGACCGAGCAATGCAAGGACGGGACACGCATGGGGTGCGGCGTGCCCGAATACCTCTTGCTTTTCCGCAAGCCGCCATCCGATCGCAGCAACGGATATGCCGACCGACCGGTGAAGAAGGCGAAGAAGGAATGGGATGCGGGGGCCAAGGACTGGCGAAACGAGGGCGGTTACAGCCGGGCGCGCTGGCAACTCGACGCGCATGGTTTCATGCGCTCAAGCGGCAACCGGGCACTGCGTCCGGGCGACCTCGACGGGCTCGACGCGGATGTAGTCTACAAGGTCTGGAAGCAGCACAGCCTGTCGCAGGTCTACGACTTCGAGCATCACGTCGCCATCGGCGAAAGCCTGGAAATGAAGGGTCGCCTGCCGCCGACCTTCATGCTCCTTCCACCGCACACGATGCATCCGGATGTGTGGACCGATGTAGCGCGCATGATGACCATCAACGCGGAGCAGGAGCGGAAAGGCAACGAGCTTCACCTCTGCCCGCTGCAATACGACATCGTGGACCGGGCAATCGCGCAGTTCACCGAGCCGGGAGAGTGGGTTTTCGACCCGTTCGGCGGGCTGATGACCGTGCCTTATCGCGCGCTTCGCTTGGGCCGCAAGGGCATCGGTGTCGAACTGAACCACGGCTACTATCTCGACGGGCTGAAATATGTAGAGGCCGCCGCGCGCAAGGTCGAGATGCCCAGCATCTTCGACTTTCTGGCCGCGGTGGAAGGCGCGGAAGACGCAGCATGAAAACCCGTCGCATCTCGGCAGAGAATATCGACCGCATCGTCACGGCGGTTTTCACGCGCGCAATCGCGCGCCGAGACAGGGGGGGCGGAGACCATGATCGATCTTCTGAAAATCTTTCGCGCAGGCTTCGTTAGGCGCTGGCACACTCACCCAGACCTCGCCCACACATGCGACCGGATCGACGGGCACAGCGCGCGCGTGGCGCGGATCATCCTCGCGCTGCACCCCGGCCCGTCGCGCGACCTGATACGGGCCGCGCTGATTCACGATGACGGCGAGAGCGTGGTGGGGGATGTGCCGTTCCCCACCATGCGCGCAATGGAAATGCGATGCGCGGACGGGGCGCTTTTTCTTGCCGAGTGCGAGACCGAGGCGGTTGAGGGTATCTGGGGTGCGTGCAAGCCTTTAGGCGCCCACGATATCGCATGGCTCAAGTTCGCCGACAGGCTCGACGCGTACATGTGGGCCGCGCACCACGCGCCGCATGTACTGGGCGGCGACGGTTGGCCGGAGGCGCGGGCGTGGTTACAGGCCGAGGCCTGGGGGCTTGGCATCGGTGGCGAGGTGCAGGGGCTTCTGCAAAGAGTAGGGGGGCGGTGATGGAGTTGAGAGACTACCAGTCCGCCGCAATCGAAGCTACTTTCGACTGGTTCGCCAAGGGCCGCGGCAATCCGCTGATCGTCGCGCCGACCGGCGCGGGCAAGTCGGTCATCCTTGCCGAGTTGATCCGGCGGTGCATGAGCTTCGACGGTACGCGGATCATTGCCGCGACTCACGTCAAGGAGCTGATCGCCCAGAACTTCCAGGCGACAATGCGGCTCTGGCCGGCGGCGCCGGCGGGCATCTATTCAGCCGGACTTGGGCGCCGGCAGGCCGGGCGCGCCGTCACATTCGTGGGCATACAGTCCGTCGCCAAGCGTGCTAAGGAATTCGGTTTCATCGACGGGCTGATTGTGGACGAGGCGCACCTTATTCCCAGAAAAGGAACGACGCAGTATCAGCGTTTCATATCAGACCTGCGCGAGATCAACCCGGACATGTGGGTTGCGGGCCTGACTGCGACGCCATTCAGATTGGATTCTGGCCGGCTCGACGCGGGGCCGGGCGCGATCTTCGACGGCATCGCCTACAATATCCCGATCCCCATGCTTGTCGATCGGGGCTACCTCGCGCCGCTGGTTTCGAAGTCGCCCAGCTTCGTGTTTGATACCAAGGGCCTGCACACGCGCAACGGCGACTGGATCGAAGGCGAGATGGACGCGCGGTTCAACACCGACGCCGTGACGCGCGAAGCCGTGCGCGAGATCATGGAACTTGGGCGCGACCGGAAGTCATGGCTTCTGTTCTGCATATCCGTAAATCACGCAACCAACGTGCGCGACGAGCTGCGCCGGCAGAACATCCCGGCTGAAGTTGTCACCGGGGCAACCTCGGTGGCCGAGCGGGCGCGCATCCTGCGCGAATTCAAGGCCGGGCGGCTGCGGGCCGTGACTAACGTCAACGTCTTGACCACAGGATTCGACGCGCCAGCGACGGACCTTCTGGCCTTCTTGCGGCCGACGCAATCGCTTGGACTTTTCATGCAGATGGCCGGGCGGGCAATGCGCACGGCGCCGGGCAAGATCAACGGCCTTGTGCTTGATTACGCCGGGAACACGCAGCGGCATGGGCCGGTGGACGCGGTAAACGTAACCAGCGCGCCCGGTCGCGCCAAAGACCCTGACGCGGAGAAAGGCGACATCCCGGCCAAGACATGCCCCGAATGCAAATCGATCCTGTTCATCGCGACCATGCAATGCCCGGATTGCGGGCACGAATTCCCGCCGCCGGAGCCGAAGATCGACCGGCAGGCTAGCACGGCTGCGATCATGAACATGACCGCCGAAGATGACTGGCGCCCGGTTACTGACTTCGCTCTGGCCCGACATGTCAGGGCGGGCGGCGGCACGCCGTCAATGCGTGTCGAATACCTTGTGGACGGCAAGTGCATCCGGGAGTGGGTTTGCTTCGAGCACACCGGCTTTCCGCGGCAGAAGGCGGTGACGTGGTGGCAGCATATGGCCGGGACCAGCCCGCCCGATACCGTGGCGGAGGCGCTGGGCAGGCGCGACGAAATCCGCGCGCCAGGCGAAGCCGTGGTGCGGCGGGAAGGCAAATACGACGTGATAGCGCGTGTGCGCGGCACCCGGATGATGGAGGCCGCCGAATGAAAAAGCGCCAAGTCAGAATGCTTGCAACTAAGCCGATGGCGAGTTTTGTGGAGGGCCGATATCAGGCCGTCAGTCTGTCATGCGAGCCTTGGGCGGCAGAGACCCATGTCGAAGTCAAGCGGTGCGCGAAGAAAGGGTGTCACGCGCCGGTGGCGACAGCCGACAATAAGAGTAATCGGAATTCCAAGTTCTGCCCAGCACACAGTAGGAGGCCAGCATGACCCGGATGCCCGGATACCCCTGCGCCGTCTGCCGCCGCCAGTCCGGTCCCTATGCAATCAGCCTGCCGGCGGACCCCGGCCAGAGCGGCTTTCATCAATTCTGTTCATTCGACTGCGCGAGGGCATTCATGGCACACAACCCGGCAACATCCGACGAACGC